GGAACTTGAGGAAGCGGGCCTCGGAGACGTTGACGCCTGATGCTCTACGAGTCCCTCGAACATCTCGTCGTTGATGCCTTCCAAGCCATGCGCCCGAAGGAGAACCTGACCGTCACCGAGACGGCAGAGAAGTATCACATCATCCGGCAACCGGGGGCACACAGCGGTCCGTGGAGCGCGCGCAAGACGCCCTACATGGTCGAGGTTCAGGACACTCTGACCTCGCTCGACTACACGGGTACTGCGTTCGTAGGGCCTGCGCGCAGCGGCAAGAGCGCATCGGCCTTGAACTGGTTAGCACAAACTGCTGTCTGCGACCCGGCCGACATGCTTATTGTCCACATGACGCAGAACGACGCGCGGAAGTGGTCGAAGGACGACCTTGCAAAGATGTTCCGCAACTCTCCCCATTTGCGCTCACTCCTGCGCCCTGGTCGAGTTAATGACAACACTTTTGACAAGGAATTCTTGTCAGGGATGAGGCTGACGATTGTGTGGCCTACCGCGAACAACCTGTCAGCTGTCACCATCAGCCGAGTGGCTCTGCTCGATTATGACAGGATGCCGGATGACGTTGACGGCGAAGGGACGCCGTTCGATCTCGCAAAGAAGCGGACTACGACCTTCAAGCGGTTCGGCATGACCTATGTTGAATCGTCACCGAACCCGAACAAAGAGATCGAGGATCCGAAGTGGATGCCTCGATCTCCGCATCAGGCACCTCCTGTTCGTGGCATCTTCGAGATATATAACAGGGGTGACCGCCGTAAGTGGTACTGGACTTGTCCCAAGTGCAAGGAAGCCTTTGAGCCTGACTTCCAGCACCTCCATTACCCCGAGACCGAGGATGTGTTTGAGGCGGGAGAATCCGCCGTGATGCGCTGCCCCTCGTGCCAGTTCGACATGCCGCCCGGTATGAAGGAAGAACTGAACCTCGGGGGCCGGTGGGTCCGCGATGGGATGATGCTGCTGCCGAGTGGCGAGATCGTGGCACGGCCCGACATGAAGCCGGTGCGCTCCGACATCGCGTCGTTCTGGCTTAAGGGTCCGGCTGCGGGCTACCAGGACTGGAAGAACCTTGTCATCGACTATCTGCGAGCCGAGCAGGCTTATATTGAGACGGGCGACGAAGCTCCGCTGAAGAAGGCCGTGACGGCTGACCAGGGGAACTACTACATCTCCAAGGCTCGCATGTCCGACCGGAAGCCCGAAGATCTGAAGCAAAAGGCCGAGAACTGGGGAACCTCGAAGGATGATCCTACGGTGCCGTGGGGCGTTCGCTTCCTCACTGCTACCGTTGACGTGCAGGCGCGCTCCTTCGTGGTGCAGGTCAACGGCTTCGCTGACAACGGCGATATGTTCGTGATTGACGGTTTCAAGATTCGCTCGTCCGAGCGACTGGACGCTGACGGAAAGAATCTGCCCCTTAGCCCGTTCTCTGTTGCCGAGGACTGGCATCTGCTGACTGAGCAGGTGTTGCACCGCACCTATCCGCTTGCTGACGGCTCCGGTCGCAGGATGCGGATTCTATCGACCTTCTGCGACTCGGGCGGCGGTGAGGGTGCTACCCACAACGCCTACAACTACTGGCGCGATCTGCGGAAGTCGGGTGAAGGGCTACACCGCAAGTTCGCTCTCGTGAAGGGCGTTCCCTCCGTCAGTCTGCCGCGCGCTTCGGTGAGTTGGCCCGACAGCAAGCAAACCGGACGCAAGGCTTCCGCGCGAGGTGACGTGCCGGTGGTGCTGCTGAACTCGAACCTGTTGAAAGACATGGTTGCGGCCATGATGCAACGCCGCCTCGATGAGCCTGACGCGAATGACGAGAACCGGGGCGGAATGCTGCGCTACGCTGACTGGAACGAGGACTGGTTCTACAAGCAGTTGACCAACGAGATCAGGACCGGGAAAGGCTGGGAAAACCCGTCCAGTCGCCGCAACGAAGTGTTCGACCTCACCTACTATGCAATCGGCGGCGTCGTGCGTCCGAATGATCCTACGGCACCTTTCGTCAATATCCAGTATGAGCGGATCAACTGGGACAATCCTCCAACTTGGGCCGCACCGTGGGACGAGAACGATCAGGTGTTCGGAGGCGTGGCGATTACCACCGATGAGAACTTACAGGAAAGCAAGAGGCGCAACCGCTTTGAAGAACTCGGGGCCAAATTAGCGGGACGCGATTAATCACTTTCCGTGTTGCTAAATCCAAGTTCGTCAATTATCTGTGGCCCCTGAAAGCACTTTCAGGGGCCTTTACCCGTGGACGAATCAACTCTCCGTCTTTACATCGCAGAAGCCGAGGTTGCGCTTCATCGCCTCCACACCGGACAAAGCGTTGTGGAGGTGCGGGACTCGTCCGGTGAGTCTGTTCGCTTCACCGTAAGTAATGCCAGCCGCCTTCGGCAGTACATCCTTGAACTGAAGCAGCAACTCAATCTGCTGCTTTCTGGTGGGACGGCGGCTCGTGGTCCCATGAGGCCGGTGTTTCTGTGACAGAGAGTTTCGAGTCCACGATAGCCGACCTTCTTGGGACCGGCGTCCATGATAAGCGGGCGGACTCCAGTGTCTCCTATGACGGAGCCAGTGTTCTGTCTCAGGAGATGCAGGGCTGGCTGCCTGCGCTTCGCTCGGCCGATGCTGACATTCTTCCGAACATGGACGCCCTTGATGCTCGTTCACGCGACATCCTGCGGAATGACGCCTATGTTGCGGGCGGCTCCACGATCCTCAAGGACTCGATCGTCGGTAGTCAATACGTTCTCAACTGTCGCCCGGCAACCAAACTCCTTTGGGGTAAGGATGACGAGGTTTGGGAAACCGAGTTTCAGGAGGAAGTAGAAACCAAGTTTCACCTGTGGGCAGACAGTCCCCAGCACTGGGTTGACGCCGCTCGCCGTCTCGACTTCACGTCCATGGTCAGGCTTGCCGTAGGCGTGTTCCTGGCCGGAGGAGAAGTTGTTTCATCGGCCGAATGGATCCGCGAGACGATTAGGCCGTTCAACACGTCAATCCAGATGATCGACAAGGACCGCCTCAGCACTCCTACCGATCGCCAATTCGACAAGAACATCCGCAATGGTGTCGAAGTAAACCGCTATGGTGCCCCCCAAGCCTACTACATTCGTCACGCGCATCCGAGCGACTGGTATTTCAGCAACGATCCACAACCTGCACTGATGTGGAAACGAGTTCCGGCCTACAAACCGTGGGGTCGTCCGCTCATCCTTCACATCGTTGACCAACTTCGTCCTGACCAGACGCGCGGTATCTCTGCCATGGTCACGGCGCTTACAGAGATGAAGATGACTCGCGCCTTCCGTAAGACGGAACTTCAGCGCGCGGTCGTGTCTGCCACCTATGCCGCCAGTATCGAGTCGGACTTCCCGAGCGCGGTCTACGAATCCATGGGAACCGGATCAGGGGGGAGCGACAATCCCTACGTCTCGTGGATGGAGGACTATCTTGAAGCGGTCTATGGACTTGCTGGCGGGGCGAAGAATCTGACTATCGAAGGGTCACGTATCCCGATCTTCGCTCCCGGAACTCATCTCAAGATCCAGAACCCCGGTGCAACTGGGCCGGTCGGCAGTCAGTTCGAGCAATCGCTTCTGCGGCACATCGCCTCCGCGATCGGCGTGTCCTACGAGGAACTGTCGAAAGACTATTCGCAGACCAGTTACTCGTCTGCTCGCGCCGCTCTCTCCAATACCAGTCGGGCCATGCGATCGAAGAAGAAACTGGTAGCGGATGGAATCGCCAACTTCGTTTATCGCCTCTGGTTCGAGGAAGCCATGAACAGCGGTTCGCTTGAAACTTTGAAGCGCCGCCGCGTTCCGAATTTTTACGAAGGCCTGAACGCAGAAGCTTACCTCGGAGCTGAGTGGATTGGCGCTGAACAGACCTCGATCGACCCGCTCAAGGAAACTCAGGCTGACGTTCTCGCTCTGAAGAACGGCCTCGATACCAAGGAAGCAGTCATTGCCCGTCGCAAGGGTTCCGATTGGCGTAACGTGCAACGTCAGATCAAGCGGGAACTGGAAGCGGATCGGGCTTTGGGACTCCCCTCGGTATATGAGCAGGATAGCAAGGATATGGTAAACTCGATCAGCGGCACCGAACGGGAGGGGCGTGATGAAACACAGTGACGCTCAGATTGTCATGGTTGATCCGAATGCGATGAATACATTCGCAACCGGCATCGACTATGCGCGGAATCTCACGTCCTCGGAAGCAGTGAGGCAGATGGCCGGAACTCAGTTCTGGGATCCGACGTTCGAGTGGTTGCGCCCATATTCCGTTTCTGGCGGCGTTCTGACTATTCCGGTAAAGGGTAGCCTCCTGCACAGCTTCCCTTATCAACTCGGCGGCTGGGCTACCGGGTATGAATACATCAACGAGGCTCTGAAACGAGGTCTCGCTGACGAAGACGTAGACACTATTGCATTCGAGATCAATTCGCCCGGCGGTCACGTCAGTGGAAACTTTGATCTAGTTGATCGGATTTACGCAAGTCGCTCGCTCAAGCCTTCTATCGCTCTCGTAAACGAGATAGCCGCATCTGCGGCCTACAACATTGCATCGGCTGCATCTCGCATTACGGTTCCAAGAACCGGAAGCGTGGGATCTATCGGCGTTGTAATGGCGCACATGGATTTCTCGGTAATGATGGAACAGGTCGGTATAAAAACGACCTTCATTTACGCCGGCAAGCATAAGGTAGATGGAAACTCACTTGAACCGCTTTCCGATTCTGTTAAAGAACGGTGGCAAGCGGAAGTGGAATCCACCTACTCGGATTTCGTAGCGACTATCGCTCGAAACCGTGGTCTGAATGAAAAGAGCGTCAGGGAGACCGAAGCGCAAGTATTCAAGGCCACGGAAGCTCTGGAGTTGGGGTTGGTAGATACCATCTCCCCGCACCCAGATTCCACTGTGGCTATCGCCACTCTCTTTGAAACAGAGGAACAAGATCAGATGGCGAATGATAAGCCGCAGATCACTACCGAGGACCACGAGCAGGCAGTCGCCTCCGCCCGTGGCGAAGGGATGAAGGAGGGTGCTGCTGCCGAGCGCGTTCGCATCACGACCATCCTTAACTCCGACGCTGCCAAGGATCGGCCGAAAGCCGCTCTTGCTGCCGCTCTGAAAACCAACATGGACGCCGAAGCGGCCCAAGCGTTTATCGCCGATCTTCCGGCTGAAAAAGCCGAGGAAGTCAAGTCGGAACCCGGTGTCGGTGCGGCTGCGTTCAATGCCGCGATGTCCAGCACACCGAACCCGGAACTCGGCGCTGGCGCCGAAGCAGCCTCCGAAGAAGCCAAGTTTGATCGGGTTAAGGAAACTCTCGCCCTCATGGGCCACAAGAAGGATGCTAACTAATGGCAACGGCGCCTTATCGTTCTCAGGAAGCCGGTGTTCCGGGCCAGTGGGAAGAGACTCTTACCGGGAACTATCAGCATCTCATCACCGGGCATGAGCCTGCCGTGATGACGGTGGACCTTCCGGTTGCGGCTTCGCAAGAGCTTGAGGAGCTTCACGTTGTTGGTGTGAATGCCAACGGCGAGATTGTCCCGGCTGTGCGGACCACGACTCCGGCAATCGGCATCATGGTTGTCGGTGCGACGACCACTGCTTCTTCGACGCTGACCGGCGCTCCGGTTTACCGAGCCGGCTGCTTCAACCCCGATCTCCTGGTCTGGCCTGCATCCTACTCTACGGACGCACACAAGTTCAATGCGTTCAATGGTGCCCCGACTCCGACCAATATTATCATCCGTCGCCCTAAGACGGCGACTATCTGAGGAGAGGTCAGCAATGGCACTCGACATCTGGAGTTCCGCTGAACTCTACCAACTGCTCGAAGATAACCGGAGGGATCCGCTTCCCTCCCACTTCCTCGATACCTACTATACAGGCACCCATCTTTCGGAAACCGAAGACATCGTGTTCGGGAAGATCGATCCGGCTGGTCGCTACCTTGCCCCCTTCGTCCTTCCGACCGAGCAGGGTAAGCCCATCTTCAAGGGTCGCAACGAAACGATCAAGGCATACAAACCGCCTTACGTGAAGCCGAAGGATGCGGTTCGCCCGAGCGAAGCTCTGACTCGACGTGTCAGCGAACTGGTTCGGGGCGGTGCGCTTTCCGCTCAGCAGCGGTTCAATCTTCGTATCTCGGAAATCCAGCAGTTCCATCTTCGCGCCATTCGTATGCGTGAAGTGGCGATGGCAACTGAAGCGTTTGTGGATGGTCAGGTCACGATCAACTATGAGCGGGACCAAGGTGCGGCTCATCCCAGCACCGTTCTGACTTTCGGCCGCGCATCGAACCATACTGTCACGCTGTCTGGTTCCTTCTGGAGCTCGGCTTCACATGACATTCTGGGCGACATCCAGACCTGGGGCGATCGCATGGCGGCAGCTCCGTTTGGCGGCTGGCCGGCGCGGCTCTACATCGGGCGCAGTGTCGTTGCGGCGTTCCGCTCCAACACCGGCATTCGAGCCGAACTGGACACCACGCGCCGTGGGACTGAAGTGAACCTCAAGACGGGCCTCATTGCTCGTGCCGATCCTCTTCAGTACATCGGCTATCTTGGTGCTGGTATTGAGGTCTACGCCTACAGCGATCAGGTGATGAACAACAACGGCGACCTTGTTGAACTGTTCGATCCCAAGGACGTGCTTCTGGTTGCTCCCGGTGCCACGGGTGTCCGTGCCTACGGGGCCATTTATGACGCCGATGCCGGTGGCCTGGTGCAGGCCGAGGTCTTCCCGAAAATGTGGACGACCCCGGATCCGGGCGAGCAGTACATCATGCACCAGTCGGCTCCGCTGCCGATCCCGCTGTTCCCGAACCGAACGCTGAAAGCGACGGTTCTGGCGTAAGAGAATGACGGGGCGGCTGTAAAGTCGCCCCATTCACTCACTTCAAGGGAGGTTAGCCTGTGGCTACCTACTACGCGATTCATCAAATCCAGTACTACGAGGACGGCAAGGTTGTCAGTGTGGCTCCCGGCAGCATTGTCGGCGGGCTTGACGAAAAGGAGTTGGAACGCCTCGCGGAACTCGGTGCGGTTAGTTCTGATCGACCGAAGGCGCTCCTTGACGCCCCTACTCCGGTTCACAGCGCGCCCTCCGTTCAGGCGCAAGCGGCGGAAGCGCAAGCAGCCCATTCTCGTGAAGAACTGGAAGCCCGAGCACAGGAACTCGAAGTCAAGTTCAACAAGAATATCTCGGATGAGAAACTTGCTGAACGTATTGCTGAGGCTGAACTGAACTCCTGATGGCTGGCTGGCGGGAGATCAAAGCAAAGGCAAGAGACCTCGTGCATCAGACGTTCGAGGTTCCTGCAATCTACCTCTCGCATCTGGACGGCACTCCACGTGCCGTTCTTGTTCGTGTTCACACGTCTATCGGAATCCCCGGCGAAGACTTTCCGGTTGAAATGGCTGATCGTTTCGAGTTTCAGCCCCGTGTCATCTTCCGGGCAGCGGAGGTTCCGAATCCCGCACCTCGCTCCTTCCTCATCGTGAGCGAAACCGAGATTTATCGACTGAGCATCACGCAGCCTGAGCGAGAAGGTTTCATTTCCACTGAAGCCTCTCGGATGAGCAAGTCGGAAGTCGATGTCGTCCTACCGACGCTTCAAGCCAAGGACGCGGTTCCGTGAGCATGACTGTCATCGTGGTTGAAGGAATTGACGAGACAATGTTCTCGTGGGCCGATGATGTGGTTCGCACGAAGAACATTGTCCGTGCTCTGAATACCACGGCCACTCGTGCTCGAACGAAGATGGATCGCGCGATCCGCGAACAAGTCAACTTTCCTGCTTCCTATCTACGTCCCTCGCAGGGACGATTGACTGTCAAGCAGAAAGCAACGACGAGCCGCTTGGAAGCGACAATCGAGGGCCGTGACCGTCCGACCATGCTGGCGCGCTTCCTGCCTCCGGGGCAGCGGGTAGTCGGTGGCGCGCGGAGTGGTAGCAAACTGCGCAACAAGCGCGCTCAGGCGCTCCGAGTGACGGTCAAGCCTGGCAGCACCCGAACCCTCAAGAAAGCCTTCGTAGTGGCTCTGCGTGGCGCTGAGGGCGTCCCTAACATTGGTCTCGCTGTCCGCACCACGGGCGGACCTCCGAGTAAGGCTTACCGGCCCACGCAACTCAAGTCGTTCGGCCCGAACGTATGGCTCCTCTACGGCCCGTCCGTTAACCAGGTGCTCTGGTCTGTGCGTAATCAAGGCGGCGTCTATGAGCAGGTCAGCGACGATGTTCTGAAGGACTTGGAAACCGAGTTCCTGCGCCTGATGGACCTTGAGGCGAAAGGAGTTATCTGATGCCCGATGAACCTTTCCGCCTTCGCGTTCTCAAGGCGCTGACCGATCACCTCAAGACCGTCGAAGGACTGGAAAATACGGTCGATGATTATGGCCGTCCACAGCCTCACGTTTATCGAGGGCGTGACATTTTCGGAGAAAACGATCCGCTTCCGATCGTGTCTATTCTGGAGGATCCTAACGATGCTCCGGTTATGGACGCCAGTGGCCCGAGAACGGCCGTTGTCGCTCGCTGGCGACTGATCGTTCAGGGGTTCATTCAGGACGACATCGAGAATCCAACGGATTCAGCCTACATGATGTCAGCCAAGGTTGTTCGGGCTATCGCGCAACTTAAAGCGCAGCGCAGGAATATCCTTGGGTTTGGGGACCGGCAACCCTGCATCACTGACATAGAGGTTGGTTTTCCCGTTGTCCGTCCTGCCGATGGGGAAGTCTCCAGTGTCTCGTTCTTCTATATGAACGTCACCCTTCATCTCGTGGAAGACTTGGAAAACCCCTTCCAATAAACACGTAATCTGTTTAAAGCAGAGTCACCATACAGGAGTAAACCAATGGGAACTGAGAATCTTGCTATCGGGAAGGGGGAAGTTTGGTTTGCTCCTTTCACTAAAGGCACCCAGACTATCAAGGACGGCTATCGTTTCCTTGGTAACTGCCCCGACTTCACCCTGAGTCACACGACCGAAACCCTAGATCACTTCTCGTCTACGCGCGGTATCCGCGAACTGGACAAGAAGATCGTCATTGAGTCCCGTCTCGAAGGGACTATCATCTGCGAAGAGCTTAACGTCGAGAATCTGGCGTATTTCTTCAACAACACCGATCCGACGACCACTACGGTCGCGGCTGTCAGCAGCGGCACTTATTCGATCGCCAATCCGATTCGCGGTCGCGCTTATCAGATCGGTGAAAGTGACATGGCTCCTTCCGGCGTTCGCAACCTGACGACCGTCACGATCGGTTCTTATGTCGCAGGGACGGATTACACGGTCAACAATGAGACCGGAATGGTCACGATTCTCGAAGGGGGCACTATCCCCGAAACTGGTCCGCTCAGCGTCAGTTATACGGCTGCTTCGTATACGCGCAACACCATCGCTTCGAGCGATGAGCAGATTGAAGGTGCGATCAAGTTCGTCAGCACCAACCCGACTGGCCCGCGCTACGACTACACTCTGCCCTACGTTAACCTTGCGGCCAACGGGGATCTCGGTTTGATCTCGCAGGAATGGATGCAGATGCCCTTCCGCATCAGCGCCCTGCGCAAAGGTGAACTGGCGCGACTGTACGTTGACGGTAGGGTTCTGGTGCCTTGATGGCTCTCAAATCTTACATTCAGCGAACTGAAACTGTAGAAATTCCGAACAATGAACCGCTCGTGGTTCGGGGTTTCTCGCTTCCCGACATCATGCTTGTGGCGCAGCGTCATCGCTCTGCTGTCGAGGAACTTTTTGAAAAGGTATCTGCCGGCGAGTTGCGGGCGGATTCCGTCGAGGAAGTCATTGCCGACGTGATCTTGCAATTTGCCCCGGTAGTTGGGCAGGTCATTGCGTCGGCCGCAGGTGAACCTGACGAATGGGAGGTGGCGACGACTCTACCTCTTGGTGTTCAGGTTGACGCACTTGAGAAGATCGTCCGCCTCACTTTTGAGTCTGTTGGTGGGCCGGAAAAGTTCATGGGAATCATCCGCAAGTTCCTGGAAGAGATGGTTCCCGGCGCCGTTCGCTGACGTTCACAGAATGGCTTAAAGGGATCCGGGAGCGTGTCAGCCTTATGGTCGATAGCGGCTATGGGGTCGAAGCATGGTCTTATCCGCTCTGGTTCGTCATCGAGGAAACCGGACATATCATCCGACGCAAGGACTCGGAGATCGCATCTCAATCACTGATGTACCAGATGGCGATGCAGACTATTCCTTCCATGGGAATTAAACCGGAATCTACCAAGACAGCGCAACAGAACTTCTCTAAACAGATCAAGCAAATGCTAGAGGTGTTCTGATGGCTGAGAAAACCGTTTCATTCAACATCAGGGCCAAGGATGAAACGTCTGCGGCGATCAAGAAAATCGAAGCGGCTATCAATAGCCTGAATAAAGCCGCATCCAAAAAACAGGTGCTTCAGGAAACCGTTCGCCTGAAGCGAGAACTCCGCGATCTTGAACGGCAGTATAATGAAGTCGCTGCGAGTGCTCGGAAGGTAGCAGGCGGCTCGGGAGAAGGGCGGGACGCACAACTCCAAACTCAGATCTCTCAAGCGCGTGAATTGAAGACGGCAATCGAGCAGCGTCAGGTTGCCATTCACCGGCTCACGCAACTCCAGAAAGCAGCCAGTTCCGAGAACGTATCTAACCTGAAGCGTGAGCGGTCTGCCGCTATTGAGGCGTTGCAACCTCTAATTGGGGGCGCACAACAAGCGCAAACTGAGCAGCGCGAACTTGCCGGTCAGATCGCCCGCACAACGGTTCAGATCGAACGTCAGGGGCAAGTATCCCGCCGCACACTTGCCAACATGCGGAAGCAACAGCAAGGGGGTGACTGGGCTGACCGTGAGATCGGAGCAATTTCGTCACAGCAAGGTAGAGGGTTCCTTGGCCTTCGTCCCTATGAACTGACCAACTTCGGATACCAGATCAACGATGTGGTTACTGGCCTTGCAATGGGTCAGCAGCCGTTGCAGGTCTTTGCTCAGCAGATCGGCCAGATCGCACAACTATTCCCCAAACTCACTGCCGCAGCACTTCGCTTTGTCGTCGGACCACTCGGCGGTATTGTAACGGTCCTGGGTGTTGGTGTCGCCCGTGTCATCGCGTTCAACAACAATCTGCGCGACTTTGAGAAGACTCTGGCGCTGAACGCCGACGCCGCCAACTACAACGCGAAGGCTCTCGCAGAACTAGAAATGCGCTTCAAGCGTTCCGGTGACGCGATCAAGGCGTTCGTCTCTGCCGGCGTGAAGCAGAGCGAAATGGAAAGCCTGCTCCGCACGACTCAGGGGCTTTCGCGCGCTCTGGGTATCAATATGAGCGAGGCTGCGGAAAAGGTTCTGGGAGCTTTTACGAAGAACGTGGACGGAGTTCGGGAACTCGACAAGAGTCTCAACTTCCTGACCGCAGCGCAGCTCCGCAACATTCGCCAGATGGAGGAGCAAGGCGACAAGGCGGGGGCACTCGCAGAAGCACAACGCATTCTTCAGCGCCGCCTCGATGAATCTGCTTCAAAGGGAGCAGGGCCGTGGTCGCAAGCGTTCACGAAACTCAGGACCGCGTTCGATCGCCTTCTAACGTCTCTGTCTAATACTACAATCATTCAACTTGTGATCCGAGACTTCGATCGTCTTGCGCGGATCATGAACGCGGTCGCCACTGCCGCAGACAAGATTTCGTCCGTAGGACAGAAACCTCCTACTGTAGAGGCTCTGCGAGATCAGTATGCGAACCTCGGTGCTCTGGACCCCAATAGCCCCGGTTATCAATCCGACAAGGCTGCGATAGAGTACAAGATTGAGCAACTTACAGCGAAACTGAAGCAAGAAACCGCTGAGGCTGAAGCTCAAGCGGCGAAAGAATCACTGCAAACTTCCGAGGCAATGAAGAAGGCTCAGGATGAGGCTTTTGACGCTGCTGAGGATCGCTGGGAGATTTCTCAGCGCGAAGCCGAACTTCTCGATGACACTTCTCGCGAGCAGTATATCCAGAAGCAACTCTGGGAAGACATTAACGAGGCCAAGAAAGAGGGGGTGGAACTAACCCAGCAGCAACTTGACCGTTTGCGGGAGATGCACGGGCTGACATTTGACACGACTGAGGGTGCGAAGATCATATCGGACCCGTCCAGTATCGTTGATCGAATTATCCAGATCGAATCTGGAGGTAGGGCAGACGCCAAGAATGCTGCCAGCACTGCCACCGGGCTCGGTCAGTTTATCGAGTCCACCTGGCTCTCCATGTTCAGGAAGTATTTCCCTGAGCGTGCTGAGAGCATGACGCGAAGTGAAATCCTTGAACTTCGCAAGGATGCCGAAATGTCGCGCAAGATGGTCGAACTGTACGTTCAGGAAAACTCCCGAGCGTTGCAGGCTGCTGGCGTGGCGGTCAATGCAGGGAACGCCTATCTCGCTCATTTCCTCGGGTCGGGAGGCGCTATTGACGTTGCTCGTGCTCAACCCGGCACTCCGATCAGCAACATTCTCCCCGCGAGCAAGATTCGAGCCAATCCCACTATTCTCGCTGGCAAGACTGCTGGTGACGTGGTGGAGTGGGCTAATCGGAAGATGAGCGTTTCCGACGAGGAACTTGGGGCTCTAGAACGAATCAACGAAATCGAGGCCGAGCGCCGGGAAACCGTCGATAAGGTCAACGAAGCTCTCGACGAACGAGTCAAAGGTCTTCAGTTCGAAACTTCCATCGCTCGCGAAAGTGCGCGGAACGCCTTCATCCTGAAGGAAGTCGAGGATGCTCGTCGGGACGCTGAAAAGGAAGGTCTGACGCTCTCCAAGGAGCGCGAAGAGCAGATCCGTTCGGCGGCGGCTGCTGCGTTCGATGCTCAGAATGCCGAGAAGAACGCAATGGAGGAGTTCAATCGGCTTCTCGAAGTGCGCGGGCAACTCGTTCAGCAGGCAACTCGGGCACAGTCGGACGGAGACGAGAACGCTTTTGCTGCGGTCAAGGATCAGATTGCCGAAGTCGATCTCAAGTTGCGTGAGGCTGCGTCCGCCGCCATTGCTTTCTGGCAGTCTGTCGGCGGGCCAGACGCAGACCTCGCTATCCTCAAGATCAACACGACGATCGGCAACCTTGAGAAACTGACGGAAAAGACCCTCGTTGATGCGAAGAAGGCTAACGAGGACATGGCTCAGGTTGGAGCCTCGGCGTTCGGTGCTTTCGCTGAAGCAGTGGCTAACGGAGAGAATGCAGCCCAGGCGTTTTGGAACGCTTTGCGTCAAGGTATCGCTAACTTCATCATTGAAATCACTACCGCCATAATGAAGCAGATGCTCTTCAATGCCATCAGTGGTGGTGCGACAGGCGGAACAGGCGGAGCCGGCGGATGGATAAGCAGCATCGCGGGAGCCTTCGTCAAGGCTCCAGTCGCGCACAGTGGTGGCGTGATCGGTGAAGGTAATACGTCGCGCATCGTGAATCCAGCCGTGTTCGCTCAAGCGTTGCGTTATCACACAGGCGGTATCGCTGGTCTTCGCCCGAACGAGGTTCCGTCGATCCTGATGCGCGGAGAAGAAGTTCTTACTGCCGATGACCCTCGTCATGTCCGCAATAGTGGCGGCGCAGCAAATGTTACAGTCAAAAACGTCAACGTCATTAATCCGGCTGAAGTGATGGCTAACGCACTTCAGGACGAAGAAGGACAGCGTGTCATCATCAACTGGATGAACAGAAATTCAAGCCGCATTGGCGATGCTCTCAGTCGGTGATTGTGTGTATCTTGAATTGTGTCTATAGAGGCATCAGGACGGCGAGGAAAGTTTAATGGCGGCGACGATCCAAGAAGTTACCGATCAGATTAATAATACGATCATCGACAACACTACGGGTGAGATTTCTCCCGCTGATCTTCGTAACGTCCTTCTCTTGATTCTGGAACAAGCCGGCATAGCCACCGAAGCCGCTCTGGAAGTCGTGGGAGAAGCCGAAGCACTGCTGGAGGGCGTCGAAGAACGCACATATCATCGTGCGTCTTCCTTGGTATCGCAATTTATTCCCGCCCGTGGGGATACTGTACTTGCGAGAGACAAGAACGGATCGCCAGTCCTGTCCTTCACCCCCAGTGGGGGTCTCCTGGCCCGACTGGACGATTGGACCATGACCTTCCGGGATGGTATCGCCCGTGGCGGTCTGATGTCTATCATCAACGGAGCCGAGGGGCGGTCGGTCCTGCAATCAACCGCGGACGGGCGGCTGATCTTCAAGCTGCACGCTGATACCCTGAATAACGCCTTCTATGGCGACCACGTCATTGGCCGAGGCGACAGCCTGGTGCTGATCGAAGACCCGCACGGGGTGCCGGTGCTCTGGTATCACCCGCGCCTCGGCTTGCGGAGCATTCATGATGGAATCGAGCCCGACGAGCCGGACACCCCGGACACTCCCACGCTGACCACCGGCCACAGCGGCCAGAACGGCATCTGGCCGCGGGCCGACGCCTTCGACGTGGTCGAGGCGGGTGGCCTCGCCCGCTATCTCTCGCCGCAGGTGCGCGGCGAGACCCGGCGCTACGTCGCCAAGCTCTCGACCGGGGTCAGCATCCCGGATGCGTCGGCGCCGCACGCCGCTGTCATCAGCGTAGGCCAGCCATGGCGGGCATCCATGTCGAGGGACAACGAGTGGAGATTCCACGTCACCCGGCTCGATGGCAGCGACCTGGTCGTGGCGCTACAGACGGCCTCGGCCGGCATGGTGGCCGAGGCCCTGACCGGCGCGGCATGGGCGGCGCGGGAGCGGCTGCGGGCATGGTCGGCCGCGCATGTCAGCCTCGCCAGCCAGCCGGTCGCCGACATGGTGACGGCTGTCACCGCGCCTATGGCCGATGCCCTGACGCGCCTCGACGCCGCCGCGGCGAGCTTCGGCATTGCCGACGTGTCCGTGCGCGTGCTGCCGCTCTCCTTCGGCTCCGGCGACAAGTCAACCGCCCGCGCGGCCGCCACTGCCTCGGCGGTGACGCTGGCCGACAATCTCCGCGTGCAGACCATGAACAGCACCGGGCAGGTGGAGAACGTCCATATCCTCTACACGCAGTTTGGCGGCACCCGGCTCGACGGCGACTGGACCGGCATCCTTGCCGGCACCGACGCATGGACCGCCGATCCGCTCGTCGAGATGTGGCCGGTAGCGCCGCTTTACGCCTTCCAACTGGCTGCGGGGGCCGATACGCCGTCGACGGACAGCCGGATCGCCATCGCCGGGCTCGAAGCCGAGGCCGTCGCGGCCCGGACGCGCAGTGAGCACTTTTATTGCCCGACCATGATGGTGGCACGGCGGACCGACGCCGTCATCACCGTGGAGTGGGACACGCTGACTGGTCTCACAATCGACACCGCCCGGCGCGCTGCTGTTGGCACTCACGGCTTCGTCGTAGACGGAATCACCAACGGGGCGACGATCATCGACGTTGGTGCCTCGGGCAATGTCGTGACCATCACCCTCTCGGCCGTCCCGACCGGCACCCTCCGGGTCCGCTACGCCTATGGCATGACCGCGGCCGGCACCGACAACTGGACCGCCAACCGGGGCGCGCTGCGCGAGACGTGGAGCGCCCCGAACCCCCTCGCTCCATCCCAGACCCTGCGACGCTGGGCGCTGGCCGACGACATCGCCGTCACCTGACAAAAGGACTGCCCAATGCCTCTCATCTTCCCGTCCATCGAGGTCCCGTCCGGCGTGGCGGCGATGTCCACCGCAAAAAACTGGACCTCGACCTTTGCTGCCCTGCCGAACCTGATCGGCTACTGGTCCCCTGACCCGTTCTTCGTGGACCGCGTTGCCGGCAACATCACCGCGATCCGCCCAGCGGCGGGATCGGCGACGCTGACGGCGATCAACACGCCGGTTCTGGAGACGCGCAGCGGCGAGAACTACCCGGTGATCCGCTCGACCGGCCTTACGGCCAATGACAACTACGACGGCTTCCTGGTCAACAACCACGGCCTGACCGATGCTAGCAGCTGGACCGCCGTGGTGCTGTTCCGCGGCATCGACCCGGGCGACGCCGATACGATCAAGATCCTCTCTGCCGCCGGCCAGCGCGACAATTTTGCCTATGTGAGTTACGGGTCGGCCCGCGTCAATTTTAGCCAGTCCGGCGGCGGCGGCAACTTCCTGGTCAATAACTCCATCGACACGACCAAATGGAGCTGGGTCGCCCTGCGCAAGTCCGATACCCAGCGGGCGATCAACGCCAATGGCGGCGACACCAAGTTGCAATCCGATACTGTCGTCAGCAGTCCCTCGGCCCTGACCTTCCACTTCCTGCGCCGCTCGACCTCCGGCCTCAACGGCTGGTGTGCCGGCATGTGGCTCTACGGCTCGTGGCTCAGCGACGCCAATCTCAGCACCTGGCCGGCCTTCATCTCCGACACCTATGGCGCGGGGTTCATCGGCTCATGACCAATCTGCTCACCGTCATCCTCGACGACCTGGCTAACATCTACCGGCTCCAGGCCCGCTACGGTGTGGCTCCACTCACGCCCAACCTGGACCGCCTCAAGGCATCGGGAACCTACTTCTCCAACGCTACCTGTAGCGTGCCGGTCTGCGGTCCGTCTCGCTTTACATGGGCGACCGGGATGACGCCGGCGCAGAGTGGTGCAACGGCCTTCGTTCCGTGGACTCTGCTCAAGGCCCGCAAGCAGGACATGATCTTCCATCACCTACGTCGGGCCGGCTACTGGGTCGTGTCGGGCGGCAAGGTGGTCGATCCCCGCACCGCCCCGGGCGGCTTCAACGTGGGCACCCACGATGCCTATACGGGCCGTGGTCCGACCGATACTACCGGCGGCGTTCCCATTGCATCGAGCTTCTCCGAAATTCTCCGTTTGCCGGAGGGCAATGTAACCGAGGATCGGACCACGCTTGAGTGGGCGCTGGCGCAGCTCGCCGCCGCGCCGACCGACCGGCCTCTGGCGCTGTTCTGCGGCTTCTTCTGCCCGCACACGCCCTACAACGTCCCGTCCTCGTTCTTCGACCTCTACGATCCGGGCCAGTTCACGCCGCCGGCAAACTTCACGGCCATGGACACGGCCAACATTCCTGAGTACGTCCGCACCTTCGAGCTCTCGCGGGGTGCCGCCCCGGGCGCGGCCGGAGACTGGCGGACCGACGCGACCGCTTGGCGCAATGCCGTGTGGGGCAACTACGCCGCGATCAGCTACGCTGACTACCTGTTCGGGCTGCTGCTCGACGCCTGGGATGCCTCACCGTTCGGCGCCGACAGTGCCGTAAGCATCATCAGCGATCACGGCTATCATCTCGGCGACTGGTGGACCTGGGGTAAACTCACGACACTCTCTCCGGCCTGCAACCTGCCGATGATCTGGCGAGGTCCAGGGCAGACTACTGCGCGCACGGTCAACAAGCCGGTCAGTCTGCTCGATCACTTCCAGACGCTCTGCGACTACGCTGGAATCAGCGTGCCGCGGCCAGTCGGCAAGTCCCTGCGTCCGCTGATCCAAGGTCAAAATGACAACACCGAGCACCATGCCGTCAGCCACGTCTTCGGAGCCGTCAGCGCCCTTCTGGAAAGCAATACGGCTGGCAACTACTCGAACGGCGGCACGATCTACCGTGTGGCCGAATACGCCGACCGCTCGGTCGCGATATGGAACAACGAGACCGACTGGCAGAATATTAACAACCTTGTCGGTCAGAATCCGACGCGCGACGCCGCGCTCCTGAATCGGCTCCATGCACAGGCGGTGCAGGGCGGTTTCGGCTATGCCGACACCCCGGTTGGAATGCGGCGCCGGGCGGCGGTCGCCGAGCTGCGCGCCTCCGCTAATCGCGAGGCGATCCGGCTGACCGGCGGCAATGAGCAGGTCTTTACCTACAACGATCTGGCAGAGGGCTCTGACCTCGGCGAGGGCTACGACATGCTGTGGTTCCTGGTTGACCACCAGGGCACGATCCACCTGCCGCTGGGGGCCGAGGCTGCGACTATTGCGTCCGACAACGCCTATATCAACGGCACTCCGGCCTCGGTGAGCCGGATTGGCAGTATCATGGCAAATACCCTCGACAACCTGCTCGACAATGGCCGGGGGTCGCGTGGCGAGATTTTCGGGTTTGCCGGCAACGACACGATCATCGGCGGTGCCATGCAATACGGCGGCGCCGGCAACGACAGGCTCGAAAATCACTGGTTGGCCGACCAGAGTTACGGCGGCCCGGGTAACGACACACTGATCGGCGGCGGCGGCACTGACCTGTTCGACGGTGGCGATGGTGACGACAGCATTGTCGGTGGAGGTGCCAAGGATACGATCTATGGGGGCGCCGGCAACGACACCATTATCGCCAACGCCGGCGCTGATTGGATTGACGGTGGACCTGGAGATGACACGATCGACGCAGGACCAGCCGCGGATACCGTCATTGCTTCGGGCGGCTACGACGACATCGACCTCGGCGGCGGAGCCAGCGACACGCTGATCGTCAAGCGGA